GTAACATCCTCACCATTGTGGTAGTGTTTGCCACAACTTTCCCGGAAAGGTCCCGAAACGAAAGATTTCTCCTCGTTTAGGGTAAATCCGAAGCCGACTAAGGCTCTAGAAACCAGACCGGAGTACGCGGTAGGGACGACGATATCGTCGCCGTATACCGCGCAGAGGCCCAACTCGTCAACGGGTACCACGGCAAGCACAAGAGCCCAGAAAATCAGGCTCTCAAGCTCGAACGTGAATCCGTTCCCCATCGACGAGACCTTCCTAAGGAGTAATTTTTCCCCGGAAGGTAAACGTACGAACTGACTGCGGCAGAGCTTTATCGCCGCTAACCAGTCGTCCGGTAGGAGAGCTTCGCACAACCCGAGGGAAACGCTATCGCTAGCGCTACTGAGGTCGAGCGTTGCAATGTCGTCGTCAAGAGAACCGACGGCGGCAAGGACCTGGTTCCACTTTTGTGAATCCAGGTCGCATCCTACTCGCTTCAACCTACGTCGTATAAGACCACCAATCCCTTTCTGAACGAACATGTTCAGGTCGGGCTCAATGGCGATAACGCGATCGGTTTTAGCGTTTTTGGGTACGGTGGTTACCTTACTTCCTTCAACAACCTCGACAGACCGTACAAATAGGTCCACGTCGAACCCTTCCGAGTGGGGACGTCCAGTGATGGACTCCCACCATCGGGGCACGCGATATACTGCAGCTGCTGAAGGTATCAGGTTGCTAAACGTCGTGTGCAGTTTTCCCTGCATCTTGTAATAAACGTCCCCGCGGGCCCGAGGCAACCTGGTGGTTGCCCCAGGACCGAAGTCCATGTACTGCTCAGCTTGGTCCCATGAGAATGGGCCCAGTATCCAACCTATTTTCCGCCGTGTCCTCGTGATGAGGTCCACAACCTCGCATGGAAGCGAGTTAGGTTTGGACAGACGAATATTCGTCTCTAGGCAGTGCTCCTCTGCTTCGCGAAACTTCTGTAAAGCTGCCGCCGCACGGTCGACTCCTTCTATAGCAAAAGGGAACTTACTAAGAAGGCTGACCGCTTGGTAGGCATCGCGAAACTCTTCAGTATCCGAGTAATCTTTCAACAACTCGGGTACCTGGGGCGGATCGAGGAGGGGTCGGAGATCACTTCTAGCGATCATCGACACCACCCGCTCTCCGAGAGGCCCTAGCTCCTGCGTTAGTTTGCAGGCTAGGATGGACGTCATGCTACGACGGTGTCTCGAGAATGTATCATTTCGAGTCATAAAGCTATGCTCCATGGAGTTTGAACTGACAGGGGTAACCCTGGCACTGCTGGGCGGTCAGGCTGTGTTAAAACGCCGCGCCGCCGAGTCCGTAGAGGATCGTATCGCCGAAGACATCCGACGCTACGAAATCACGGATCCGTTCCAGCAGATCAGTTCGCTCTGCAGTGGGAGCATCCTTCGCAACCTGGACCAGAATCTGTGCATAGCTTTCGCGCAGCACGGACCCAGGGCAGGCGCAGGAGGTAGCCTCCGTCGTCGCAATCGGCAGCGTGAGCTTGTGCTCACCGCGGATTTGCTTACCGTTGCCGTTGTTCCGGACATTCTGAGTCAGAATGCTCTGCGCAGGGTTCGTACCAGTGGGTCGGTCGTACCATGCGCTGACGCCAGGACTTACGTCCTGACCCGGGTAATAGACAACATCATTCAGAGTGATAGTGGCTTTAGCAGCCATGAAAGCTCTCCTAAGGAGGATAGACGGAACCTGGGACCGAAAGAGCCCAGGGGCGGGGTGCTGATCAGAAGCCTATACGAGGACCTCTGTGCCCAAATGCCTGGTGAAGTAATGAAACCGCGCTTACCGCGCGCCTGGCATTGAAGGGATCCCGAAGCACGGGATGGAAAACGTAGGGCTCGTGAATGTACGGACTCCGTTGGACTACCTTATGTTTAAGGAAGCCCGGATCCGTCAAGCGGTACTGATCGAAGTAGCTTTCGCCACCCGGACCAATATGCGAGGTCCACCCATCGGCGGACATCATTTCACGATGTGTCCTGCTCCCTGCCTTATAATCGAGTCCTACTGTAGCGTCTAGTGACGAAAGCCACGAGCCTACCGGTACGACCCAATCCAAGACGAAGGAGAAAGGCAAGAGTTCCCACACTAAGGTGGCTGGGTTCGTAAGGCCCAGCTGACTACCACGCTTCAAGACGTCGCTTAAGAAGGACGCCGGGAAGTTGTAGTCAAGTCGAAC